AAAGTAATGATTTCAGCAATATCTAACAGACTAGCACCATTCTGCATAGCAGGTTGCAGCAATTGCTTTAATTGATCTATATACTGTTGATTCTTAGTGCTATCATCTACAAATATATCCATATCTTCATAGAAGAAATTATCAGATAATTGTACAAACGCTCTAGTAGCATCATCTAATATATAATTCAAGTATCTCTTATTATCTTTCCAAGCTGCCTTAGAAGTATTCAACAACATAGTTAATACTCTTCTTTTTACCTAATTGTGATTCCAAAACCAAGGTTCAGTAATATGATAAGACATATTAACAGCAGTATTAGCATTACTTACTAATTCACTAGCAGCAATCTGTCCTTGTCTTTGTGGAGTAATACCAGTAAGCTTAGCTACCATATCTTCAATCTTCTACATTAATTGAATATACTCAGCTATTACATTACTCATAGTTAAGTCCCAAGAAGATAACTAGTTGAATTGAGACGGTTTACCTCCCTCACGTCCTGGTATATCCCATCCTTCGTCATAAGGATTAATAAAAGCTACACCTAATGCACTCAAGTAATGCATCCACTTGTTAACATCAATATTCATAGATTTAGGTATCTAAGTAATATCCATTACTGCTACTTTACCTTTATCTCTAGATAATGCTTACTAATGATCTAGGTTTACTATTAGTATTATTATACACTACACCAGTGTAAGGTAATTTCTGTGAATTAGGATTATCAGCAGATATATGTTGATATTCAATAGGTTGAATTCCTATGTACATATCATCACCAATTCTATATCCTTCCCATACTTCAATAATCCAATCCCATTCTACAGATTGTTCAGTACCTGTTACTTTATAATCTTCATCTACTTGAAATTCTTCAGCTTCTCCAGTTTCTGGATTTAGTAAAGTAACAAATCCTATCTTTTTGAAAGATTTCCAACAGCAGTGATATACTGTTATATGATCTACATCAAACGGATTATCTGTAAAACTATTGATCTTGTGCAATTTAATAGATTCATAATCCATACTAGTCTTTCTTATTTCTGGATTATTACCAGCTCCGGGTCTTTGATCAATAAGTTCTAATAATTCATTTAGTTGTCTTTCAGACATTTTATCATAGAATCTATCGTATATCTCAGTAGCAGACATAATCATCTTTCTACGACACCATGCGGCATCATCTATGAATTCTAAGTCTAAAGAATGCTCATAATCAAAGTACATAGGGTTTACTCTTTCTACATAAGGATCTCCATTGATTACACCTACATAGTATATTTCTTCTCCACCTATTAAAGCATCTTTCCAACCTTTATAAAACTCATGAGTAAGATTCAATTTTCTCTTTAGAAATTGTAATGCGTGATAAGCTTCAGTTTCTGCTATATCTTTATAATCTTTCTATAGATACTTAGCTATAGCTTCTGGAGTCTAGATTTCTCCTGTAGCTAATGCTTGTTCATATCTAGCTGCTTGTTCTGGGCTTAACTTGCTTGCTATAGTAGCTTGAATATAATCCATTAGCATTTCTTTAGCTTTTTCCTACATTTCACTAGCAGCTATATCACTTGTACGTTGTGGATGAAAATTAAAAGGTCTCTTAGTTTCTTCACCAAGTAACTGATCTACATATGGTTTGATGATATTATAATCCTATGCCATAGCAGGAAACCCATCATCTTGTTTAAATGGATTGGTTACATATTTAAGATCCTTTTCATTATATATACTATTGTATAAATCATAGTAAGTCTACATCTCGTCAGATCTAGATCTACCATTACCACCAAATCCTGAATCTCCAGCGCCTACTACATAGTCTACGCAGGCTTCTTTCCAGGCTTGTGTCTTCTTTGACATTGGTAGTTTCTGTGCAGGGAAACTTTTAGTATTCTTCATAATTAAAATGTATATACATTATCGTCGTTTGAAAATACTCTTGGAGTATCGTCATTGAACCAACTCTGCGCAAAAATTGGTCCATCAAAGAGCATCTTCTATTTGTTTTCTTTTTCTTTCTTTTTAACAACTACATTATACAGTTGTTCTCTATATATCATAACCTACATCAACGCCATCACTCGGTCAAAGTTACCTGTATCATTATAGCTTATTAGCTCTTCTAATAGCGGCTCTGATAGTATCCTAGTTAGGTTTTTCTTACCTGGAGCATACTCTTCATTTAACCATTCTTTGATCATACCTTCACCCCATTGTTTTATCTACTTATTCATATGACAACCTTTTCTTCTTTGTACTTTAGAATTACTAACTATATCGTTAATAATATCAGGCTGATCAGCTAATAAGTAATCGCAATGTTTAGCAGTAAAGTAAGGGAATAGACCTTTGCGTTCATTTTCATACATTATACGTGCATTATAGTATAATGCTAACTTACGTAGATTCTCATAGTACTCTTCAGCTGTTGCAGGTCTACCAGTATATTCAGCTACTATAATATCATAATACTCTTCAAAGTTCTAAAACCTCTTATATACAATAGATGATCCTAATGAATTAGTACCAGACTAATCATGATCATAAGGGTCTACACCTATTATATATAATCCAGCTGTTGCATCTTTAGCTGGATGTTCCCATATAACTATTGAGCCAGTAGGATCATCGTCTTTACCAAGTGGATACTTAGTAACATCGCCATGTTTCTTAGGTATCCATTTGATACTACCAGATTCGTCAAATATTAAATCACCTACTTGTTTATGATTCTATAACTAAGTATTAGTACGAATAAGTCCTAATTGCTACTATAGTTCTTTTTTAGGAAATATATTACCACCAAATTCTAGACACGCTTCTTGTGGAGTAATACATCTTTCAGCTACATATCTATCTATAGTATTAGTATTAGTAGCGTTTTCTATTACTTTTCTACGTTCAGATAATGTATATTCTAGAGCTAATTTGTGTAATGTATTTCCATCTTTATCCATGTAAAGACGGTTTCCTTTTTCATCTCTAATATCATTATTAGTATACTGTGGAATAAAAAAACCGCATTTTTTGTTACTAGTATGTTCATCCCATATATTATCAAATCCTAAGCAGTTATATCCATCTGGATTATAAAACATGTCTTTCAATGTTTCAAAATGGCTACCTTCATCACCGCCTGTTCCAAAAGCTATCATTGTACCAAAAGCTACGTCGTCTTGTTCTACAGATGGTCTAGCAATCTACCACGCAGCACCTAATTCTGGGCACGAACCCGCTTCTTCAAATATAATCAATTTACCAGCTTTACCACGTACTATATCAGGATTATCTTTCAAAGTAACACCAATAATCTCTGACTTGTAACCCATTTCTACTTCTTTACCAAATTCATCCTTAGTCCAGAATCCAGCTCGTTTACGCATAGTACTGTTGACAGATCGTTTTTTACCCCAAGCTGTATTCTTATCTATAAAGTCCATATAGTCCCAAGCTTTAGTAAGAATACCATCTTCAGTAAGATACTACTTATTAGAAGCGTATATATACGTCTTAGTACCAGGCAATAGATAATAGTTACGACAAGCCATCGAACCATTTTTATATGAATAACCTTTACGACGTGACTTAAGTACACACATATGTTTACCTTGCTCTTCAGCTTCCTACATAGCCTAGAAAAAAAAGTAATCGTAATCGTAGAAGTCTGGGAACTATAATTCACGTTTTTTTATTACTTTTGTAGTACCGTCTGGTTTATTTTTTATTTCATGCACAATACGTTGAATAGGACAAAAGTTAATATAAAAATAGTTATACCCAGTGATGTAATCTCCATCCTCTGCGGTATAACCATTAATGCAACGATCTTTCTATTCGTCCCAATATGTGTAATATTCAGTAGTACCAATTGGATACTAACAATAAGCTCCGGTCTTTAAGAATGTTAAAGCCGGAGTTCTAAACTTATCACTATTTATTATTTTCTTCTAGAAGTCAATCATAGTTATGATATTTCCAAAGTTTTTTGATTAGGTTCAACTTTTTCTTCTGTTTCTAAAGTAAGCATATCTAAAGGATAATTTATAGTATCACCAAAATATTTAGTTATTAAATCATCGCACATCTTTTTAAAGATATTATAATCTTCTTCTTTCCAATATATCTTAGATTTTGGATTTGAGTTATCAAGTGTAATAACCATTAGTTTATCTTCTTTTGGTTTATTATCCATAACATTTATATTTTAATTAGTCGCCCTACCACCGAATCGAACCCGGACCTAGAGGGTTAGAGCCTCTCGTGCTACCACTACACCATAGGGCAATATGCCAGGGAATATTTAATGTCTGTCCCTGTCAGACCTCTCTATCAGTTCAACGAGATTATTTCTTAAACAAACTCTTTAGCCAATGAATAGTACGCTTGATAATACCTTTCTTCTTAGGTTCAGCTACTGCTTCTTTCTTATATTCTTCAATCAAAGACTCACTAGCTTCTTTAGCTGCTTTATTTGCTTTTTGTTTGTTATCAATTTCTTTCTCAAGCACATCACAAATCTCTTCAGTGCTATTACATTTTGTTAAATCAAGTACTTTCTTCATAGTTTCTTTATTTATATTCATATAACGTACCTATTAATTTATTGTTATAAACTTGTGTATAATTTGCACAAATTAAGCTAATTCATAAGGATTAATCTGAGCATCTCCACGTACTTTAGTAGTACTAACTTCTTCAGCTTTAACTGCCTTTTCGAGGAAATCTAATGTTTGAAAAGTAGCTTTTACTTTTTCCATACCAGCTAATAGATCTTTGATCTTCTTTTCATCTAATTGCTCTTCTAGAGAATCTTCGTAATACTTACTAATAGTATCTACTTTGTTTCTCATACTATCTAACATTCTTAGATTTCTAGTATATATTAGCTTCTTATAATCATCTTCACAAGACTTTTCTTCTACTGTAAGATTATAATTCTCATCACCAAAGTATAACTGCTTAAGTTTCTTTTCTCT